TGTCGTGTTCCGATTACGTATATCTTTCTACGAGGCCAAGGAATTAAGATCTATTCAGCAGTTGTATATAATGCTTCCAAGCGTAATCAGATTATTGTAACACAGGAAGGATTTGAAGGAGACAGTTCATATGAAGGTGCGATTGTTCTACCTCCTAAAATTGGCATGTACCTAGATCAACCGATCTCTGTTTTAGATTTTAATTCCCTATATCCATCGAATATGATTGCATTCAATCTGTCTCCAGATACTCTTGTTTATGTAAAAGAGTTCAGTACGTCTGGTAAGAAGGTTCGACACGAAGGAACGGATGGTGAAGAATTTCGAAAGAATGGATATAAGATTGATGAAATTAGTTATGATGTCCACAATGATGAAGGCGAGTCAACTGGTCGCATCACCTGTGGTTTTGCGCAACCTACCGACGATAAGCGAACGATTGGCCTTCTTCCTCTCACTTTGGACATTCTACTGAAGAAACGAAAGGAAACTCGAAAGATTATGGAAAAGACCGAAGATGAGGCACAAAAGGCTGTACTAAACGGTCTGCAGCTAGCTTACAAAGTTGTAGCTAATTCTGTATATGGTCAGGCGGGTAGCAAGACATCTGCTATTCGTAAAATTGAAGTGGCTGCATGTACAACTGCTGCTGGTCGTGATCGTATTCAATTTGCAAAATCTGTAGTCGAAAAGGAGTTTGGAGCTGAAGTTATCTACGGAGATACAGATTCAATCTTCATCAAGTTTCCAACCAAAGATTTGGCCGAATCAATTGAACTTGGTAAGAAAGCAGCCCAGTCAATTACGAGTCAGTGTCGTGCTGCCCATAAAATTGAATATGAGAAAACTCTCTTTCCATTCATTCTATTCTGTCGTAAGCGTTATGTAGGAATGAAGTACGAAGACGATGTTCACAAGTGTAAGCGTATGACTATGGGTGTTGCACTCAAACGACGTGATAACGCTCCAATCGTAAAAGATGTATTCGGTGGAGCGTTGGATATTCTCATGGAACATCGAGACATCAAGAAAGCTCAGGAGTTTGTAAAGAATATTCTGGTTGACATTTTGCAAAATAAGATTCCACTTGAAAAATATGTAATTACGAAACAGCTACGAGATGATTACAAGAATCCGGGACAGATTGCCCATCGTGTTTTGGCTGATCGCATGGAGGAACGTGATGCAGGTAACAAGCCTCAAGTAGGAGATCGTCTTGCATACATTTATGTCGCTGAAAACGCAGGGCATAAAAAACAAGGTGATCGTATCGAGCAAGTTGATTACGTCAAAGAACACAAGTTACATGCAGATACGCGATTCTATGTTTCAAACCAAATTCAGAATCCAGTAGCTCAACTCTTTGCATTGGCAATTGAGCAATTGGATGGTTACAAGCCTAAAAATAATTACACAAAGATGATGAGTGAATATATGGAAACAATGACAGAAGAAGAAGCAACGTTGAAGGTTCTTGATTATAAAGAGAAAGAGCTTGACAACATTCTATTCCTTGGGTCTCCAGAACTATCAAAAATTATTACAAAAGTTGGTCACTCGATGGTGCGTGGTCCAATGGATATGTTTGTTCGCCGATAGCAAAACGAATTAATAAAAGTTTGAATTTTTAGTTTCAAAGTCAAAATGATTTCTAACATTGCAGCACTTGCGGCTGTGGCTGGATTTTGCTATCTTCTTGGACCCGAAGGAACGATGGCAGTTGGTATTAGTTTCTGCTATATCGCTGTCCCATTCATGATAGTTGCTAGCTCATTTGGTTGACAGCAAAACGAATTTATAAAAGTTATATTTTTTGGTTTCAAATACGAACAAAATGATGCGTCCTATCACACATAGGTTGTTTAAGTCTCCTCAGTCAGAGGAGCCGAGATTTAACTACCCCGAGTTCTGCATTCTGGTGTTTGGACTCGGTGCACTTCTCGTAACAGGACTGCAGCATATCGTGTCTAGTTTCGCGTAAACTAGAAAAACGAATTTATACTTTATTTTTCATTTGAGCGCCAACAAAATGTCAGTACGTGCAGAGAAGCTAGCCGAGGAGCATATGTGGAAGAATATTCCTCTGTTTATGCTACTTGCATTTATGATGTATATATTTCCGTCTTCTCCGTTCACAATTTGTCTCATTATCGTCGTGATGATGTTCAATGTGAGACTATGTATTGAGTGAAAACGTATTTAAAGAATACCATATCTAGTAATAGTGGGTGCGTAGCTCAGTGGTAGAGCAGAGGTCTTATATGCCTTTGGTCGCGGGTTCGATCCCCGCCGTGCCCATTCATTTTTAACTACAAACACCAGACCAATCAGTACCACAACTTCTTGCCGTATTACACTTTGCAGCCACAGTATTCAATGTTGCTGCAGACGGGTTAAACGGTAGACAATGTGTGGAATAAGCAGGTTCACACATTTTTGTTGTTATATTAAAGTTCCAGCGATCGGGACACTGTGACATCTGTTGGGCACTCGCAGGTAGTTCAATATGAACACCTAGAGCATATTTTGCTATCACAACAAACAGTAGTGTAAAGACAACAACAAGTAGTAAAAGCACAACAAAGTTCATTCTTTATTAACTACAAGAGAATGGACATCGCAAGACATGTATTTCAAACATTCTTCGATAGTACTGCGAATCCATTAGTTCGCCATCACTTAGATTCTTATAGTGATTTGTTAACGACTAAGATTCCTGTTTTTATCAAGGCGTCTAACCCTATCACACTCACGTTGAATGATAGCCGGTTTATTCATATTTATGTAGGCGGTCGTAATAGTGATCAGATCAAATATCTACCTCCAGTAGACGAATTCAACAATGCAATTCTCCCTCACATGTGTCGTCTTTCCAATAAGACATATTTATTAGAAATTCGTGTTGGAATGGAAATTGATTTCGTTATTGGAACTGAAACAACCACAAAGAAGTTTGAAAATGTACTGTTGGGAAAAATGCCTCTTATGTTGAAAAGCAGTTTATGCTATTTATCTTCGATGACATCTGAACAGTTATACGATGCGGGTGAATGCAATTTTGAACTGGGCGGATACTTCATTATCGGTGGAGCTGAAAAGGTTCTTCTATCGCAAGAACGTCTCGGTGATAACATGTTTTATGCTAGCAAGCGCATTCAGGTTCCCGATGATGAACAGAAACGCAGCTTAACAGAGAAACAAGTTCAAGATAAAATTTCTGACGCTACGAAGGCTGAAAAGTACGAATATACGTCCGGAATTCGTTGTATTTCTGAAGATGGGACACGTGGACCGTACTCTCACTTTTTAGTCATTCCTCCTGCAAATAAAAAAACAGATGATCCTGATGAAATAAAAAAGGTTTCAGATTATGGTGATTTTTCTACGAACAGATTATCTGTAATTACTCTTCCTGGATTCAACAAGCCTGTTCCTCTAATGAGCGTATTTTATGCTCTTGGTTTCACAACACATCAGGATATTTATGATGTTGTACTCTGTGGAACTCATCCAGATGAGAGAGAGTTATACGATGGTCTCTTTCTAGAACTAATTCTATCTCACGAGAAGTTTACTCGCCAAGAGATGGCAAAAGAAGAGGAACAAGATCAGGATCCCGATCTATTGTTTCTAAAGCGCCAAACTCGTACTCGTAGCAATGGTGCTGTATTTGTGAATTTGTACGATTCTCTATTTCCTCACTGCGAGAAGACTGAAGGTGAGTCAACCTCATCATTCTATCGTCGCAAAGCCTACCTACTTGGTCATATGCTCAAAATTGCAATGAGTGTTGCTCTGAAAATTGAACAGCCTGATAACCGTGACCATTTCCGTTTCAAACGTCTTGATGCTGGTGGTGATTTATGCTTTCAAGAGTTCCGTCGCCTCTACAAGGAAGTTTCTAAGAACATGACAGTTCAGCTTGATAGTCGTATTGAGTTCGAACGTCAAACGTATGCTGGTAATAAACTCGTTGAACTCATTCAACCCGAAAAGATCAGTTATTATTGGCAGGCTAGAGAGTTTCTAAATGGATTCGAAAAGTCTTTCAAAGGAAAATGGGCTGGTAAGGATGGTGTATCACAAGAACTCAGTCGATTCTCCTATGTAGGAACGATTGCCCATATGCGTCGTATCAATCTTCAGATGGACAAAGGTACAAAGCTAGTTGAGCCTCGTCGTATCAATTCGAGCAGTTGGGGTCTATTGTGTCCTACAGATAATCCTGACGGAGGCAATATTGGTATGATCAAATCATTCACACTTTTTTGCTCTTTGTCAACTGCAACTCCTATTGCAGAAATTATGAAATATGTAAAATCATTTAAGTCATTTTCAATTTTAGCTGATATTCATCCGTCAACGTGGAATGTGAAATGGACAAAGGTCTTTGTAAATTCAGATCTAGTTGGTGTCATTGAAAGCGATACAGAATCATTTCACACCATGCTTCTCAAGAAACGCAGAGATGGTGACATTCAAAAGTTTGTATCCTTGTGCTGGAGTCGTATCCAAAATACATATATCATATTCACAGATGCAGGAAGACCGTGTCGCCCTATTTATCGCGAAGGAATTACAGGTGCTTCCGTGACAAAGGAGAAAACGTGGAGTGGAATTACGTCGAAGTTGATGGATTATGTAGATGCACAAGAAACGGAGAGTCTTCGCATTTCAATGGATCCGTTCCACAAGAAACTTCATTCTGAAATTCACGGAATGGCAATCTTCTCTGCATCTGCCAGCATAGTACCTAATTCAGATTTCAATCAGGCTCCTCGTAACATGTTCAGTTGCCAGCAGGTAAAACAGGCTTGTTCTTGGTTTAATACTGCATTTAATAAGCGTTTTGACACAATTGCAACCTGGTTGAATTATGCTCAGCGTCCTCTATCACAGACATGGACAACTCCTCACATTTTAGGATGCATGCCGTATGCAGAAAATCCTATTGTTGCATTAGCCATCTATTCTGGATACAATCAGGAGGATTCTATTTTGCTAAACGAGTCATCTTTACAGCGCGGAATGTTTCACACAACCTACTACCATTCATACGATGTAGCAGAAGAAATGGCTGGTACATATATGGCTCCCAATAAAGATATCAATCCACTTACATTACCTCATGCAATGTTTGCAAACATTCTAACCAATTCTGAATACAAAGATATTGTAATTCCTAAGAAAGATGTATCGTATGAATTTTTGGATGCAGATGGCATCATTAAACAGGGTTCACATGTGACAGAAGACACTGTGCTTGTTGGAATTGTTGTCCCGGTAATGAATGCATCTGGCCAGGTAACTGGATATCAAGATAAATCATATACGCCTAAAAAGGGCCAGCATGGTGTTGTAGATGCTGTCTATCGCTATATAACTCCTGACGGATTACATGGTGTAAAGATACGTGTAGCCGAACATCGTATTCCAGTACTTGGCGATAAGTTCTCTGCTCGTCATGGACAGAAGGGAACATGTGGTATGCGAATTATGACTGAAGATATGCCTTATTCAAAAGATGGTATGATTCCAGACATGATTGTAAATCCTCACGCATTTCCGAGTCGCATGACAATAGGTCAGTTCATTGAAATGATGTCTACAAAGCTTGGTGTTCAAATGGGTGCTATATCAGATTCAACTCCCTTCACAAATAAGAATCGTGTCGGTGAAACCAAAGATTTGTTACTCAAAGCAGGATATCATCCGTACGGTCATGAACTGTTATATAACGGCCAAACAGGTCTAATGATGGAATCTGAAATTTTTGTTGGACCTACCTATTACATTCGAAGCAAGTTGATGACTGAAGATAAGATCAATTCGCGATCAACTGGACCTAAAAAGCTTCTCACTCACCAACCTGTAGAGGGTCGTGCGAATGAGGGCGGGTTACGTATTGGTGAGATGGAACGTGATGTACTTGTATCTCATGGAATTTCTAAGTTCTTGAATGAATCCCTAATGGAACGTTCCGATAAAGCAGAATTCTTATTCCAGCCTGAAACAGGACAGCTGGATGCAGCCGAAGATACCGAAGTTACAACACTAACTGTTCCTTATACATTGCGTCTAACAATCCAAGAACTACAATCTATGCATATATCTGTTAAGTTGGCTTCCAACTAATTTTGTACGAATGCATATACCAAATCCAACTAATTCTACATCCGGGAAATGCTTCTTTGATCTTATCTTTTGTCTCAAACCGCGTTAGTTCTGCAGGAAGTTCAACACGTTCAGATTTGAGACCATATTTAGCAGCAAGTTCCACATTTCGAACAGCTTCTTTGATAAATTCATCGATAACGTAGTTTTTATCAAAAAGAGTTCGTAGTTCTGATGCAGATGGCATTTATAGTTAAAAATAAACTTATGTTTAAGCCCTGGTGTAACTCACATCACGCGACCAGGCAAATATCTCTTCACCATCTGTAAGAGCACAGAAATCAATAACTCCCTGACGACCATCTCCAATTGTCTTGAAGTTTCCGATGTATTTGCCGAGAACGTAGAAATTGTAACCATTGTCGGCAATTGCCTCTTCGGGGATACGAACTGTCTTCTTAGACTTCTTGATAGGAGAATCCATCTTATTTTATTATTTTAAATAACAATCCAACTAAATCCGTTTTAGAGAATTACTTCCCTAGTATAGTAATGTATTCGGAAGTTTACAGACCTAATGTATTTAATGAAGTCATTGGACACGCAGATGCAAAGAATCTACTTGAAACATATTTGAAATCAAACTTTTCAAGATCTATATTTCTGACTGGTCCTCCCGGAATTGGCAAGACTACACTTGCATTATGTGCTGCTCGTACATTTGAGTTTGAACCACTTGAAATTAATGCAAGTAGAAGTATTCGTAGTTTTGAAGATGTCGAAAAAATTAAGGATGCATGTCGCTCCACGGTAAGTATCCAGTCATTTTTGCGTGGAGAAACAAAACGAAAGATGTGTGTAATCCTAGATGAAATTGATGGATCCGATCCACATGCTCAAAGCAAAATTATTAGCTGGATAAAAGATCCTACGCGTAAACTTCCAATTATCTGTACGGGAAATGAGATCCCCACACTCTTCAAGAGAAATACTGACAGTATTGAAATTGTCCGTTGTTTTCCACCGAGAGCATCTGATTTGGAAGTTGTTTTTAATAATATTGACGTTCCTACAGTTTTGAAGGATTGTCAATATGATGTTCGTCGAATGTTGAATCAATTGCAATATGGTATTTCAGATAAAATTCCTAAGTTTAATGTTCCGCCGACGGGCTTACCGATAGAGAAGTTGTTCTTGTTGCGACAGAAGATGTTTGACCTACAGGATCCTCTCGAATATCGTGACGACAAACAGGACAACGTACACTCATAGCAAACCAACTTATCAAACATGATCTGTGAAATTCATGATTACAGTGGCGAATGCGAACACCAGCAGATGACACTGCATCTTGACAAACTGCACAATTATTTTCAGATGATTCGATGTTTGTAATCGCTGTATCGATTTGAGCCTGAGTTGGGACTACTCGAACGTTTTCCATTGCAACGGCACTATCTGCTAGAGTTAGCGTAATAACATTTGTAAGAAGCTGGTTACGAGTGTTATCATGATGAAGATTTTCTATTAACCGAAGATATCTTTCTTCAAGACTCAAAAAGTGTTGAAGCGCATGTCCTCGTTGAGCATACGCGATTCCATTCATATTACGAGTAAAAAATTGTACACGTGCTTCAACAAGTTCGCCTACGATTTCAAGAAGTCCCTGTTCCATTGAAAACAGTACGGTCATTATTTGAAAATGGTTACGTAATAACTGTGTTCTTGCAGATTTTTGATTTAATTTAAAACAACTGATTTTCATTGATAACGGATTCTCAGAATATCAATATATAGAATGACAACTAACATGGATCATATGTATGTAATTAAACGCAATGGTGACCGTGTTCCGGTTTCATTTGATGCTATTCTACAGCGTGTACGCAGACTATCTGATGGACTTGATCATGTAAATCCCGATCTTGTAGCTCAGAAAGTATGTAACCAGCTACAGGATGGAATGGCTACATCTAAGCTTGATGAGTTTGCTGCCGAAACGTGTGCAATGATGCAGGCTCGTTACCATCCGAATTACGGTAAGCTTGCTGCTCGCATCGTAATCGATAATCATCAGAAGAACACACCTTCAACTATGTGCGAAGTTTCAAACATTCTTTATGACGAAGATATGCTTTCTGAAGACTATTGTTATTCAATCTTTCGTCAGATTCGTATTGATCGAACTGTTCATTCTGAAATTGAGAATATGATTGATTATTCTCGCGATTTCATGTTTGATTACTTTGGATTCAAAACTCTAGAGAAGGGATATCTACTTCGCAACAAACAGGGTAAGATTGTTGAACGTCCTCAGCACATGTGGATGCGTGTATCTGTACAGCTTCATGGTAGCAACTTTGCCAAAGTGAAGGAAACATACGATGCTCTATCACAGGGGTATTTCATTCATGCAACTCCTACTCTCTTCAATTCTGGAACCAACCATCCACAGCTCTCATCTTGCTTTCTAGCGAATATGAGCGAGGATTCGATCAAGGGAATTTATGATACGCTTGGCGAGTGTGCTCAAATCAGTAAGTGGGCTGGTGGCATTGGTCTTTCGATTCATAATGTTCGTGCACGTGGCTCTAAGATTCACGGAACGAATGGAGAATCAACGGGTATTGTGCCAATGCTCAAAGTCTACAATGATACTGCAAAGTATGTGAATCAGGGTGGTAAGCGTAATGGATCGTTTGCTATCTATCTAGAGCCTTGGCATTTAGATATTGAGGACTTTCTACGTCTCAAGCTAAACCAGGGTGCGGAAGAGGATCGTGCTCGTGACCTATTCTATGGTCTTTGGATTCCAGATCTCTTTATGAAGCGTGTAGAGAAGAACGAGAACTGGACGCTAATGTGCCCTTACGAGTGTCCTGGTCTTGACGATGTACACAGTGAAGAGTTTGACAAACTCTATACGTCATACGAAGCAGCTGGGAAGGGTCGCAAGACAATGCCTGCTCAGAAACTATGGCAGATGGTTTTGGACGCTCAAATTCAGACTGGAACACCGTATCTTTGCTACAAGGATGCTGCGAACTCAAAGAGTAATCAGCAGAATTTGGGAACGATCAAGAGCTCAAATCTTTGTGTTGCTCCAGAAACTATGGTTTTAACAAAAGATGGATATTTCCCTATTAGTGATCTTAAAGATACGGACGTAGAAGTATGGAATGGAGATAAATGGTCAAAAACTACTGTTCGCAAAACTGGAGAGAATCAGAAACTAATTACTGTAAACTTCAGCAACGGTGCATCACTAACTTGCACCCCTTACCATAAGTTTCTAATTCATGAAACTTACGAAGATACGCGTTCTATTAAAAATAGTATTCGCGTTGATGCTCAAGATCTAAAAGAAGGAATGAAACTTAAGAAATTCACTGCTCCAATTGTTGAGGGATTTGAAGCGTGGGATGAGAAAGACGCATATACACATGGCTTCTTCTGTGGAGATGGAACATATTCAAATGGAAAGCCTGTATGTAGTCTGTATGGTGAGAAAAAGAAACTAGTTCAATATTTGAAGATCAAAAGTATGACTAATGTAGAAGATGCATCAGGACGACTTAATACAGTTCTTGATGAAACAATTGATGCAAAATACAAGGTTCCAATGGTAGGAACTATTCAGAGTAAAATTCATTGGCTCGAAGGTCTTTCAGATGCTGATGGAACTATTTCTAGAAATGGGCCGAATGAATCACTTCAGATTTCAAGTATCCATTTCAAATTTCTAGATGATATTCGAATGATGGTTCTAGGACTTGGTGTTCACGCGAAAGTAACAAAAATGCACGATGTGACTATGAGAATGCTACCGGATGGAAAGGGTGGATTCAAAGAATTTGAATGCAAGCCTCTATGGCGCCTGCTTGTATCATCGTCTGGATTATACGATCTAAGCAAACTCGGATTTCAGCCTAAGCGTCTCAAATATACGCCTGTGAAGCCTCAGCGTAATGCTGAACAATTTATTAAAGTGGTATGTGTAGTTGATTCGGATCGTTATGACGACACATACTGCTTCAATGAGCCCGAGAATCACGCTGGAGTCTTCAATGGCATCCTAACGGGAAACTGTACCGAAATTATGGAGTTTTCGTCACCTGATGAAACAGCTGTTTGCAATCTTGGATCCCTAGCGCTTCCTAAGTTTGTTCAGAGATCTTATGCGGCAGATGGAGCGTATCGGTTTAACTTTGAAGAACTTAGAAAATATACAACGATTCTAGCTAATAATCTCGATGTTGTTATTGATAAGAATTTCTACCCGACACGTAAATGTGAGAACTCTAATAAACGTCATCGTCCTATTGGAATTGGTATTCAGGGGCTAGCGGATGTATTTGCAATGCTCCGTATTTCCTGGACGTCACCCGA